CTTGTGCAAAGGCAAATGTAAATGGTTGACCAACAAAACGTTGTGTAAATAATGCTGTATCGGTCCAAACATAGATTGCATCACGACCTCTGATCGCTCCTCTGATCTGTGATCCGTCAGCTAGTCTTTGTGTGCCTGCTGTATTAGTTGCTGTAGGTGTATATGTGTTTATATCTTCTTGGTCAGAGAATCTTACAAACATATCATCTTGTGTTGATGGTGTACCAATAGTTGTTTCTGTTCCAAAAAATACTAAGTGACGATCTGGTGTAGATACTAACATATGTCTTGATGCAGTTGGTGCACCAGTAATAATTGTAGCTCTTGTTGTTTCTGCATTTGTTGCTGCAGAGTCCCAAGAAAAAACAGCACTATCATGAATTAAACAAATAGCTTTATCACCAAAATTATCTAGTGACCACATACCTGGTTCTAAGACTAAGTCTCCTGATGCAGCCTCACCCCATGCTACAAAGTTTGTTGTGCTTGTAACAGTTGCACCTCCACTGTGTGCAGCTTTTGTTGTGCCTCTAACTTCTCTAGTTACACCTGTAAGTTCGTTACCAGATATACCTGTGTAAGATATTTCTTCATTATCTATTTTTATAAAATTTGTACCTGAGTCTGGAAACTGTGATACATCTCCTAATATAATTCCAGATGTTACAGTATCAGTAATACCATTAGTTAATGTAGTAGTAGGTTCACCAGCTACCTCACCACCCCAAGATCCAAGAGACCAACCAAAACCTTTTGCTTGAACTGCAGGTCCTACTGGGTAATAATGTTGTACTCTAACACCACCTGATGTTGTTGCACCAGATCCAGATTCATTTGATGGCATTGTAATAGTTATTGTGCTGCTTGATGGCACAGTAGTCACCATAAATTTTTTATCATTAAAATCTGCAGCAGCAAAGTTTGAATTAGTTATTACACTAAAATTATCCAATAAAATAATATCTTGTTCGTTAATGTTGTGAGGACTAGAAAAAGTTATTGTAACAGTTGATGATCCGTTAGTAGTGCTAAATGCACTTGTAAGTGTAGTTGTAGATTTTATAGGATGTATGTCATAAAAAACACCACCAGAGTATGCATATAAAATTCTGTTTGTGCCAATGATTGCATATTTTCTAGCTTTACTATTTACGAAATGATGAAGACCACGTCCTGCACCTGTAAGTGCATCGTCTCCTAGTTGTTTCCAACCACCTATTTTTTCTGGAATACCATATCTAAATCTAACATTATCACAGTCTATCCATTGACTCTCTGCTCCAGTGGCTGTGATTTGTTTATTGATTCCAGGTGCAAAACCTATTTTTTGTAACATACGACTCCATTATAATACTATTTTACAAATGCTGGTAGACCTAGCATAGGTCTTCCATCAAATTTGTTTTTTTCAGCAAATGGGCCATTTACATGGTTATAATGCAAGAATACTTGGCCGCAAATGTCCCCGTCAAAAGGCTCTCGCCAATGTTCAAGTTCGCATCCACTATATACTAGCATATCTCCCACTTCAAGCAAGACTTTAGTACCTTTGGGTGCATTGGGCTTATGTATGTTTTTATACTCGTCTATGACGTTGTCAGACCCCGTACCGTCGATAAATATAGGCCATGGATCTCCACCTAGATTTAATGTGGTAGATATCTCACAAGAGGGTCTGTCCTTGTGTCTTTTTAATTCATCACCTTTTTTATATATCCTAGAGTAAGAATATGTAGGTATTAATTGTAGTCCGGTTTCTTTAGCCATAATAGGTAACATTTTAACAAGTAATGTTTCCATAACAGGATCTGCATAATGTGAATAAGTATTAGGTATTTGTTTATCTGTCCATGTTCCAAACATACCTGTGTCAGCTATAATATTATTTTCATACATAAATTTAGTTGCATCACGTTTAAGTAAAAAATAATTAAATACGAAATTAGCCAACTCGTATGATACAGCGCCTTTGATTACTTGATATTTATTGAAAGCCATGTTGTATAAAATTAAAACTTACTGATATCCTTATATCATTAGATAGATTAGGTTCAACATTATGCCAAAGATAAAAAGGAAACATAAGTATTCTACCCTCAACAGGATCTAATTGAACTTCTCTCCACAAATGTTTAGGGGGTTGACCTTGTTTTCGAACAGGCATATTTAATTGAACTCCAGGTCTTGGATCATTACAAGATAATTTACCAGAATCTTTTGGAGCTTTTACATAATACACCCCACTAAATAAACTATTAGGATGTATGTGTGGAGCGTTGTATCCACCAGGTGGATTTATATTAGCCCACATATTTCCTAACACAGGTTCTTTATCTAGCCATTCTTCTTTCCATATGTCTTGCATCATTACAAACAATTCATTTACTAAAGGTTGAAACACAGGCATCTTGTGCATCTCTGTTGTAGAATGCCAACCATTACGATTTGTTTTTTTGACACCAGGATCTCGTTTAGACCACTCAACTATTTCATTAGCAAATAATTGATTATCTAGTTTTACATCTTTACCATATATAGTTGTTGGAAAAAATTGTTCTTTAATCATCTAAATGGTTTACCTCCAAACCAAACAACGAGAGATTGTCTAACACCACGTGTCACTGGTTGTACTCTGTGGTTTATAAAAGATGCAAATACAATTGCGTGTCCTTGTTTTAATTCTCCAAACTTACCTGGTGACATTAATTCTAAATGTCCACCTTCAAACTCTGCTGGATCGTTTAACAATAATGTCATTGATATTTTTCTAACAGGTGGTTCGTGAGCCATGTTCACATCACAATCCATATGCCAATCATAGAATCCTCCTTCTGGATATTCTGTAAACTGTGCGTTTTCTGTAACCTGTATGTCTCCAAAACCAAAATGATTTTCATTACATTTTTGTATAAAGTTATTGAGATCACGATACATGTGACCCATTTCTTTAAATGGTATCCAACTAATTGTTGTAACTCTTTTCTTTGTATCTGTTCCACCCCCAGGTTTACCCATACCAACTTGCGCTGTTTGTGGTGGTTGTTTTTTACCTGCTTCTATAATTTGTCGACATTGATCTGGTGTAAACAATGGTGTTGTTGTTTGCACAATCCAACTTTTCCATTTAGGTTCTGTGATGTGTCTATTTTCGTACATTAACTTACTCCTCTATTTTTAATTGGATTATACTCTACATCCATATTTGCAGCTAATGTTCGTCTCATACCTGGTCCATTAAATGGATAAACTGCGTGTCGTACATCATATGGAAATATATAAAAATCTCTTTCTTTTATTTCTGGTTGATAATCTACATTTGCAAACTGACCACTAGCTGATCCTAAAATTTGTAGTCTACCATTTTGTGGTGCATCTGGTGATGAGTATTCCACACCAAAACTAGATGGTAGTTTTAAAATCATGACACTAGATAAACCTGTAAACAATGTTCCTTGATGCACATGCACCGGGTTATATTCATGTTCAAACATTTGATTTACCCAAACAGAATTAAAATGCATTTTGTAATCTACTATCTTGTTCCACTCTAGATAGTGTTTAAATTTTTCATAAAACCATTGTAAAACATTTTGTGGTAACAAATTATGTCTGGTCATTTTTTCGCTATCTTGACCATCAAAAAATAAACTATGTTCTTTTTCTATTTTACCAACTAATTGCTTATTAGCAGGTTTTAATTCAGAAAATTTTGTTTCATATATACCATTTAACACATGGTAGATATCAAGAGGCACTTGATATCTTAAAACAGATTGACCTAAAAATACAAATTTAAAATCTGATGTGTTCATATTTTTGTCTTATCCTTTCTGGAATTCTATCAATGTAAGGGTTGTTTACCTTTCTAACAACAGTTCTAATTGTGTGCATATTCTTTCCTACGATAGTATCGTTGTATTTCATACCATTAACTTCTATTTGTTGCAAGTCTTCAAACCGATGCTTATAATATGACACTCCCATGAATTGATATATTTTTTTTAATTCTTCTTCTGGTTGTGCAACTAAATCGTCATACTTAACAAAGTGACATATATCTGGAT